TCAAACTTGGTTTAGAGACTGCAAGAACATTACTTTTGACTGCTCTATTGCACATAGAAAAAGTTTCCAATACGGAAAGAACCTTATCGGCACGACTCACGGAGACGGAGCGAAACATCAAGACTTACCTTTATTAATGGCTACTGAGTTTCCGTTAGAATGGTCAGCAACTAAACATCGCTACGTTTATACGCATCACGTACATCATAAAACATCAAAAGATTACATCGGTGTTACCGTAGAATCGCTTAGAAGTCCATCCGGAACGGACTCTTGGCATCACCGTAACGGCTACGCACACGTTCCGAAAGCAGTTGAGGGCTTCATTCACCACAAAGAATTTGGCCAAGTAGCGAGATTGACTCACATTTTTTAGTATATTTGTACACCTAACCACTACACATAGCGTAAGAGCCTCCTTAATTGGGGGCTTTTTTATTTTATGCAAAAAAAAATTTGCCTCTGAAAGCCTTGTAAAATCAAGGAATCGAAAAAAAAATTAAAAAAAGTTGAAACATTTTGTTGATAATTACGAATAAGTGTTTATATTTGCATATAACTAATTCACAAACACAAAAAATAAACGCTATGAAAACTATCACTTACCAAGCCCCAATCGCAAGATTTGACAAAGCAACAAAAACTTATGTTAATGATTTGATTACTCTTTACAATGTTGAGCTTGTTGAATGTTGGGGAGTACAAACTTACGAAGGTACAACAACTCCAAAAGGTAAAAAATTAGCTTGGTGTTGTCCATCTAAAGTAATCGAATTAAAAACTATCTAAATAACAAACGAGGGGTGCGACTCGATAACGCACATTAATTCAAACGCTATGAAAAAACAAGAATTAATGAAGTTGCTAAACCAAGAACAAGAGAAACTTTGGGGAGCATTAAAGAATGCTGAGACAGTATTTGGAAGAGAACACGAAGCGACAAAGATGGCTCGTGCAAGATACGTAACCGCAGCAGACTTATCATATATTGTAGAACTAAATTTAAACGAAAATGATAACATTTAACGAAATCAAAGCCGAGTGGAAGGAGCTCGAAGAGGAAGACAAGAACGTCTTTAGACACTTCATAATCTTTTTTGTACCTATTGCGTCAATCATTATTTGGTTATGTTCAACCAATACTTATCCTGTACTTGACGTAAAGACGGAGAATACACAATTAGAAAAGCAGACCTACGAACTTAAAGGAGATTGGTCTAAATATGCACAAGGAGTTTACAATAGAAAATATGGCAAATAAATTTTACTTTGAAGAGGGCGATGCAAGTAGCTACAATCGCTTATTAGATGTGAACATCTTTAGAACTGAAGACGATTCACATATTGGAATGGTAGAGCTACATTATGACTATGATAAAATAAATGAAAGAGATGAGTTTAAAATCGAAACGACAAGATGGACAGGCAACCTTACCATCAACGAAGCAGAAAATGCAATGGCAGAACTTCTTAACGCAGCAAGAGATGGACAATTTCACGAGTTCTGCGAAGAGTGCTACAACTATGAACACTTTGACGATGAGGAGTCTTGGTTTGTTTAGAGACTATCAATTAAATCGTTATTGGGATAACTTTGACTTTGACCTTTATAACCGAATTTGCGAAATTAAAATCAACACGCTATGACACCAAAAGAAAAAGAGGAATATAAATTTGACCTTACAATTGCAATAATTTCATCGTTGGGCATTGGATTTGTTTTAGGTATTGCAGTCGGTTTAATTAAATAATAGATATGAGATTTAAACTAACATACCACGTAGGACTTGTCACGGTGCAAGAGTGGATATTCACATCAAAGAGTCTATGCTATTGGAAGAAAATGGACTTGATAGAAACAGGAAGATACAATGACGGAAAATTTAAAATCACGCCACAATGAGAGAGCAACTATTAGAGAAAGTCAAAGAGGTCATAAAACGAGACGAGCTTGACTCAGAATGCAGAGCTCAGCAGATGGTTTATCAGAGAGCATTTATTTACCACCTAATGCAAAAACACGGATACTCATTGACAAAAACCGGAGAGCTATTTAATAGGACTCACGCTACAATCATAAACGGATTGAACTTGTACAATAGCATCAAGAAAGATGCAGTATTCTTAGATTACGTATCTTCTTACATAGTAGAATTTGAAGACTTCTTGTATCTGACTCCGTCTATTTCTAAGCTGAGTAAAATCGAAGAAGCAGTCTTAAAATGCCAAAACTACTTCGAGCTATGCAGTCTTCAAGAACGAATAAGAAACGGAGAGTTTTCAACAAAAGCAACTAAATGACGAAATAATCGTTATACTTGTACACGGTTCGGTCTCACACCATAGAACCAAGAGGAATTATTTAAGCCTTATAATGAAATCGAAGTGAGACCCGATGGATTTATGAGGCTTTTTTGTTACCTAAAAATTCATATTATGAATAAAGATTTATTAAGTTTGGAATGTCAGTTTAATGATGATGATACATTAAACATAACGAATGGAGCTTTTATTTGCTTTACGATAATCCAAGATGATGTAGAAAATACTGTTTGTATTGACACTAAACAAGCTCGTAAATTAATTAAACAACTACAAGTTATTTGCAATGAGCGGTTGGATTAAATTACATCGCAGCCTAAAAGATTGGGAGTGGTATGATGACCACAACGCAACTCGCTTGCTATTGCATTTGCTTTTATCCGTAAACTATGAAGATAGGACTTGGAAAGGGCAAACAATAAAGGCGGGTACAATCGTTACAAGTTGGGAAAACTTGGCTAAAGAAATAGGCCTTTCGGTCAAGCAAATTCGTACTGCAATGGATAAGTTAGAAATGTCTAAAGAAGTGACACGCTACACGACAAACAAATGGCAAGCTGTAAGCCTTGTAAAATGGGACAAATTGCAAATTGAGTTCGACAAAGATGGCAAACAAACGGGCAAGCCAAGGGCAACAACTAAAGAAAGTAAAGAAATAAAGAATAAAACTATACCTGAATTTTCTGAGTTTTTAGCTTATGCTTTAGAAAAGAAACCTAAAGTTAATCAGCAAGATTTAAGACTTAAATACGATAGTTGGAAAGAAAATGATTGGTGTATAAATAGAAGTGGTAAATTGCAACCGATTACAAATTGGAAGTCAACTCTCTTAAATACGCTTCCATATATTAACGAGATAGTAATTAATGTTCAACGCCAAATTATTGACTGATGTACAAAAGACTAACGGACTTAAACGCAGAAATGTTTGCGGTACGTCAACAAAAAGACGTCAGAGGTAAATCAATAGGTTGGGATTGGAATATGCTTCCTTATACAATTAAAGAGGGAACTACAACTTACATAGGTGCAGCACCTGCATCAGGAAAGACGGAGTTATGGTTTGAGTTTCTAATCAACTTATCTTGTTTACACGGATGGAATCACGTTGTTTTTTCACCTGAAACAGGAAGTAGTGCTGAGATATTTGCAGAGTTATGCTATAAGTATATCGGTAAACCATACGTACAAGGACAAAGCTCAATGACAAATGGAGAGCAAGTAAGAGCTGAAATGTTCGTAAATCAGCATTTTATAGTTATTGACCCTATTGACGAGGATTTGACCATTACTAAGTTCTATGATTTAGTTGATGAGATTGAACGCAAAGAACAAATCACTATCCATACTACTACTATTGACCCGTGGAATGAATTGACTGAGGAGTTTATACCATCCGATTTAGGCCGAGAGGATAAGTACCTGAGTAGGATTTTAGGCCTTGCTCGTAAAAACGCAAGAAAAACGAATCGTCATAACTGCATCATTAATCACGTAAGAGACCAACCTATGGTAAATGGCAAGACAATGGCAGGAACTGACATCAGTTATTTTCCAATGCCAAGTGCAAGAGACTTTGCCGGTGGTCAGGTATGGTTCAGAAAAGGCCTTAGTGTCTTAATACCGTGGAGACCTCCTCAGCATTTAGCAGATGAGAACGGAATCGGAGCTGAACCAAACGAAGTGCATTTAAAGATTGCCAAGAGTAAACCTAAAGGCGTATCAAAAAACGGAATTTATAAGTTATATTTGGATGTTGATAGATACCAATACTATATGCTCGACTTCAAAGGCAACCGTATTTACGCTAATAGGACACCTGTAAACAACCAAACTCAATTCTAATGGACTTGTACTTACTAATCATAAAGACCAAAGCTAACATTGAATCTATCAGAACACGAATTAGATTAGCAAGAGAGCAAATACAAAAAGACAAACCAAACGCAAAGCCTTACATAGATGGAGCAAAGCAAAGCGAATTAGAACTACTCGAAGCCTATCAGGCATTTACTGACCTAAGTGACCACATATTAGCAATAAGCAGAGAAAACACGGAGTTAGCAAGACGAAACATAAAGCTCCAAGAAAAAGTATTAGAATTAGAAAACCAAATAAAGTATAACCAAATAGAAAATCAATTATGACTAAAGAACAAAAACTCGTTGCATTAGCAGCTTTCCTCCCTGTATTAGGAGACTTCATCGAAGATTTAAACGACCAATCCGTGTTTCGACAAGGACTAAAAAACAAAGCCAATATGCTACTGCAAGAAATCCACAAGGTAGATAGGTCAGTCCTACGAATAGACGAAGCACACGCTGAGCAAGTATGGAAAGAGCAAGTTGATTTGCAGATTGCTTTTCGTCAATGGATAGAGGAATCAATTACTGTCTGATGCCACGTTGTAAAAACTGCAAAGAGAAGTTCGAACCTATCCGCTTCAACCATAAATACTGCTTAAAAGACGAATGTATCAGAGCTTTCGTAGCAGAGACAAAAGAGAAAATGTGGAAGCAGACTAAGGTTCGTATGAAAAACGAGCTTAAAACCACTTCAGATTGGATGAAAGAAGCTCAAAAAGTATTCAATCAGTACATCCGATTACGTGATAAGCACAAACCTTGTGTCAGTTGCGGCCAAAAACTAGGTGCGAAATATGATGCAGGACATTTATATTCTATGGGCGGGCATAAAGCAGTCACATTTGATGAGGATAACGTACACGCTCAATGCGTAACCTGTAACCAATTCAAACACGGAAACCTATTGAACTATCGTGAGGGGTTAATTAAACGCATTGGAGAGGATAAATTGAATGATTTAAGTCAACGTGCTAACGAAACACGGAGATATTCAGCAGATGAGTTGCAAGAGATAATCAAAACCTACAAACAAAAGATAAATGAGATTCGAGACAAAGGCTGATTTAAAACGTGAAACAAAGTGCATACAGTTTTTCTGCGATAAGTTTGGCTTAACTTACACAAAGTTAGATGAAAATGACGTTGATTTTTCGCTACATAAAGACGGTCAACTCATTGCTTATGCAGAGATAAAAGGTAGAAATAAAAACATATCTGAAGCATATCCACTTCCAATAGCCTGTCGAAAATTAGTCAAGCTCGTAGATAAAAAGATTAATCCTGTAGTCATTTGGGACTGTTTTGATGGCATTATCTATGGAAAAATAGAGTTTTTAAGTGGTAAAATACGCATTGGAGGTCGTAAACCAAGAGAAAATTCAGTAAATGACATTGAGTTAATGGCTTATTACGACAGGGATTCAGAGCTAAAAGAGATATTTTTTAGATAAAAGTATCAACAATTCAAAATAATACTTATATTTGCATATAACAAATTAACACGCTATGGAAAAATTAGGAAAAATTCAGGCAGAATTAAAATGTCCAAAAGGCTCTTTTAACTCATTTGGTAAATACAAGTACCGAAGTGCAGAGCAGATTCTTGAATCAGTTAAACCGTTGTTGCAAAAACACGGAGCAGTATTAACTCTGACTGATGAGATTGTAGAGGTAGGTAGTAAACTATTTCTAAAGGCAAATGCTCAACTTTCAATAGACAAGACTATCGTATCAGTAAACGGATATGCAGAACTCGGAGAACACAAAGGAATGTCATCTGAGCAATGTACAGGTACTGCATCAAGTTATGCTCGTAAATACGCTCTAAATGGCTTATTCTTGATTGACGAGACTGAATCAGACCCTGACTCAAAAGATAACTCAGATAGAAAAGAGAATAAACTTCCTGCAATTGATGCTAAGAGATTTCAGGCAGCAGTAACATCCATTACAAACGGACAATACACTCGTGAGAAGCTCGAAGCATCATTCTCGTTAACTGATGGTCAAATCGATATTCTTAACGCTCTATGAAAGCTCTCAAAATTAGGTGTTCAGCTATAGGAAAACTGATGGCTACACCACGTTCAAAAGGCGAGTTCTTATCTCAGACTGCTAAAACTTACATCCACGAGTTAGTTCTTGAGCATAAATACGGTATCCGTAAGGAGTTTAGCTCACGTTACACGGACAAAGGCATCCAAGTTGAAGACGAATCTATATCGTTAGTAAATGATGTCTTAGACGTCAAATTTATCTACAAGAATGAGGAGTATTTTGAGAACGATTGGATAACAGGAACACCTGACGTAAACACGGAGGATGTATTGCTTGACGTAAAAAGCTCTTGGGATGCTACTACCTTTCCGTTTTTTGATACCGAAATTCCTAACAAGGACTACTTTTATCAACTTCAAGGATATATGTGGCTTACAGGAAAGACTCAATCAATGCTTTGTTACTGCCTTGTGGACACTCCGATTGATATGGTTGAGGATGAAATCCGCAGAGCTCATTGGAAGTTGCACAAGATTGAAGAGGACTTAGACTTGCGAGAGGAGATTCTGCGTAAACACGAGTTCAGCCAAGTACCTAAGAACAGAAGAGTAAAAGTGTTCTACGTACAAAAAGACGAAGCAGTAATCGAAGCTATCAAAGAAAAGATAGAGCTTTGCCGTGAGTATTACAATGCCTTAATGAAATTCCTATGAAAGAACTTATGATAAAAGAAATTCTTGATAGATACGAAAAAGCTATTAATGAATTGTCATATTACAAAAGAAGAGTAGAAAATCACGAACAACAACTGAGAGTTTCTAACCGAGAAAACCAACAACTAAAAGTTAATATTCACTTACTCGAAGCAAAATTAGACGAACTTAAAAATACTGAACAATGAATCAGAAAGTAGAAGACCCGATTGTCTTAAAAGTAATGAGCAAGTTTTATGACCGCTCACAGCGAGGAATAGAGAAGTATGGTACAATGTTAACACGAACTGATTTAAGTGCGTTAGAATGGCTTAATCACGCTCAGGAAGAGGCTATGGACTTTTGTTTGTACTTGGAGCGACTAAAAGACGAAGTAAAAACCTTTAAACAAGACCAATGAAAACAGCAGTAGAATGGTTGGCAGATGATTTATGTTACATAACAGATAATGGTAGATATATAATAGATAATACTGATGACGTTACTGATGTAGTAAATCAAGCAAAAGAAATGGAAAAGGAGCAGATAGTTAAACATTCAGTTGAATTAACAAAAATACTTATCAGTCATTCATTTAAAACAAGTGGCAAAACTCCAAAAGAACTTGTAGATAATTATTTTAACAAAACCTTTAAACAACAAGAACAATGAAAGAGAAAGAAACAGGATGGGTATCTGCTTTAATTAAGTGTGACCTATGTGGTTATGAGTCATTGTCAGTACATCATGAGTCATGTGATAAGCTTGAGTGTGCTAATTGCGGACGTATGTCTTACTATGAAGTATTAGAAAATTATAACTAAACAATAATAAAAATGAAAGCAACA